TTGGCCCCATGACGTAGCCTTGACATTTCGCTACTCCACCCGGTTCCGTGGGCTCGGCCGCGCGAATTACCCTGCGCGCGATCAGGTTATCCTCACGCTGGCACAACACCATAAAGTGGCGCCGGATTGAACGGCGTGGCCGCAATCAGATTATAGAGCGGGACGGACGTGAATAGAGCCAGCCGCGCCGTGCCGTTTGCAACCTGACCGGCCGATGGCGTCCCTGACGGGCCACGAAGACTCGCCTGAAACGTGCCGCGCACATCCTTCGTCGTGGTCGTCGCCGGATTCGTCTGATCGCCAGCGGTCCATAGCCCAGTCGTTGAAGACGCCGCGGTAATGAACGTGCCATTCCAGAACTGATTGGTGTACTCCCACCGATCGGTTCGCACCACATAGCCGAACAAGTCCGACGTTCCGACAGAGTAGGTGTGGCCGGCGTCGGTGGCCTGCGGAACAATAGCCTGAATGAACTTCCAGGTCTTGTTCCCATACACAACCGTTGAGCCGTTCGCCGTGATGTTTTCAGTCTGGGCCTGATAGTAAATGTCGTACCCCTGAATTTGCAGGGTAGCGGTACCGCCAGCAGTAGCCACGATGCCGACGCCACGAGCAATCGACTGCTTCGGGTCAAGAAAGCCCCCGATGCCGCCGGCAAGATACGGGAACGCACCGGTAGGTATGGGATTTCCCAGCCACGAATTGTTCGGGATGTTGCCCGTGCCAACCATCTGCGTGGTTGTCGTCTGACTCGGAGCCGCAGACAGCGTAATAGTCGTGCCGCTCACCGACACTACGTAGCAGATCAGCGCGCTCGCGCCGGCTGCTATCGCATTCGGCAGCACCAACCATTGCCCAGGATAGAAGTTTGACGCCGCTGCCAAGCTCGATGCAGTCGCGGTGACGGTGCCGTTGATGCTGAACGTGTCATTGGCCGCATTGGTGGCCGCCGCCATGAACCCAAAATCAAGCGCAATGTTCGCTACCACCAGCGTGTTCGACTTGAACGGATAGAACGGCACCGCCGTCGAAATGCCAGCCGAGGCAGCAGCCAGCGTCATCGGCGTGCCACTCACAATGGCGGCAGCAGCAGCGATGTTCACAGGCGTCGCTGCGCTCGCAGCTGGCACTGCATCGCACGAAAGAATGTACGGACTGTTGAGGTGAGCGTAGACGATCCCTTGGCGACCGGAACCGTAGTCTTTTTGGACATAATAACGGCAATCAAGGATGCCATCGCCCTGATAGCTAAGGCTCGGCCCAGCGTCGCTGTTGAACTCAGAGGTTCCAACAGGGATCGGAGTGTTGGTGCCCGAGGTAAACGGGACCAACAGTTGCCCAGCGCTGACGAACGGGCCGGAATTGATGGTTGCGCTCATCGGTCAGGCTCCCAAGCCTAGAACGCCATTGATCGACGTGTAAACGCTCTGCGTCTCGCGTCCGCTCCACTCGTCAAGATAGGCAATCGCCGCCATCATGATCTCTCTGCTTTCACCCATCATGCCAACAGACACATTGCAGTTTGTGCAAAGAAGGCCACGGACTGCGCCGGTATCGTGATTGTGATCCACATTCAACCAGCGAACAACTCCGTTCCTCGTACCCTTCTCAGGCTTCTTACAGATCGCGCAGACGCCATCTTGTGCCTCTAGTTTTACCTTGAACTCTTCAACACCTATACCGAATTTCTTGCGAAACTCTCTATCTCGGTAGACATCAGGATTCTCTGCCCTGTGCCATTTCTCATACTCGCTGCGGCCTTCCTTTGTTAAATAATCAAATCTCGGTTTCACCAACTGGAAATTGTCAGGCCCGATCGGAAGACTTTCGTTCCTTGCTATCAAGCGCCGCTCAGCTTTTGGACGGTCGCCTACGCTGACCATAAACTCATCGAACGACTTCCAACCATGCTCACCCTTCGTCGCCTCTCGCCAAACCGCCCGCATACGAACGCGAGCCATCTTGTCGAACTGTATTGCTCTCTTCTCTTCGCTCGTTGGAAACCTGCCGCCTTCGGCCTCTACTCTAAGCTTCGTGGCCTCTTCGAGCGTTTTACATCGGCCGAGGTAGATTTTCTTACCATCGCGCTCGATGTGCACTCGCCACGTTTTCCTATCACTCTCCCAGTAGACGCCTGCAACGCCGCTATCGACCCGTCTCTTTCTCATGGGCAATCCTCCATCTCAGAGAATTACCCTATAGCACTTAAGAAGTGGGAGTGGAGCCCCAGAGTGAGCGCGGATCGTTGTAGTTGTACGAGTATCTCTCCCAACCTTTTACGAGTAGATTGTCCGTCGTGAAATCCACTTGCATGTCGATCTCGAACGGCTCTCGTTCGAGATACAGGAGGCCCGGCTGGTCAGTCTTGATGTACCAGGGGAAGGGCGAGGTGAAGAAGACGTTCTTCACGTACTCGGTGATGCCGCCGGCTGTGGACGGGATGACGTTTGGATCGTTGTCTGCGGTGCCGGGGCGAAGTTCGGCGCGGATGAGGCGGATCGCAACGGGCTCGTTGTTGGGATGGATAACGAGTACCTTGCCTGTGGCCATCATACGAAGGCCAGCGTTATCGTAGAGGCCGGTTTGAATGGCGATCATGCCATTGAGCAAGGTGGTTTCGTTGAGGTCCACCTGAGTCGTTGGCGTGTTGGCCCATGTCGCGGGACCAGAGCCGCCTGCTGGCAGCGGATGCGCGGGATTCAACAGGGACACACCATCGCCACCGACCGTGGTGTCGTATGTGGTCGCGTTGTTGAAGACGGCAGCGGCGTAGATTTCCTTGGTCTGAGCGAAGCTGCGCTGCAAGCCGAGATTCGACGGCCTGAATTGTGCCTTGTAGAGGTTGTCGCTGATCGTGTTGCGGGTGATCGCGTAACCGAGGCCGATGCCGGTGTGAAGCTGGTTGTAGACGTACGCCTCGCCTGCGTTGTTATCGAATGCTGTCTGGCCGCCGTCAGTTTTGAGCTGGGCCAGGGGCAGGAAGCGCATCGACGCGGTGCGCTCTTGGCTAAGTTCCGACTTGCCCTGATCGAAGAGCTTTGGCCAGATAGCGGGCCATTGCTTGTACTCTCCGACGACACCACGAAGGCCAGGCAGAAGAAGATCGCGGATTGCGGCAACATTGATAGACATGGATCAGACTCCTGCCACCACCTTGCCGAGCAAGTTGTTGAATGACACGATCACGTAATTGTTCGCGGTCGTGATGTCGGCACCGTTCGCAGTGGGCGGACTGGTGATAAGCCCCATGACCTTGAACGGGTGTGTCGCTGTTGTCGTGGGCGTACCAAGAGACATGCCGGAAATACCGGTTGCCGTATTGCCAGCTGGTGCACCCACAGGAAGATCGGCGTTCTGTCCGATATTCGTATAGTTGATCGGGCCGGTGGCGGCCTGGACCTTGAATTGTGCATTCGGGTCATCGATGATAAAAGCCGTCACATCACCGGTCGCATCGCTCCCAGGCCAGTAACGATTCACGACCGTTTTCTGCTGGCTAGTTGAGAAATACTGGCAACCGACAAAGATGCCGGCCAGTATCTTCGTAGCCGTGCCGCCGTCACCCTGAACCCATTGCTCGACGAACCCGGAGAGAGCGGAGTTCATGCGAACAGCATCTCCGAAGAAGATCGCAGTACTGTAGCCTGCCGCAATGCGGTACGGAGGATTGGAGTTGAAAGCAAAGTTAGGCGGCCCGGAGGCAACGCCCCACCTTTCAAATCCGAAGAAACCTGCAGTGTTCGCCATCGTTGACCTCAGCAGCTCGGCCCGCACACGCGCGATGCCAAACAGAATCAGCCTGTGGTTTGGGATGGAAGCTTATGAGCCCGACGCGGCGGGCCTTGGCGTCCGGGCAACCAGCGCGGTCAACCCCTCCGACACATCTCGTGGTGTGCCAGGAACCGTGGCATACTACAGGACGATTTTCACAACACCAATAGGGTAGCCTTATGACTACTTTAGCGGCCAGCTACGTTCTAAATGCTATGGCGCCTGAAATCGACCGAACGCGACTGCGAACGGCATTGCCATCGTTGCCACTAAGGACCAGCGCTCGGCCATGGCCAACAACAGATTGAATCATCCCAACATGGTGAGCCCACACAACAATGGCTCCAGGCTCCGGCCCCGTCGCGGTGCCCCAGTGTGCCCAATTGCGTGCCAAATTGTAGGCTGGCCCTGGATCTGGCCTCCCACTGTTGTGTCTCATAAACCAACCGCACCAAGCGCTAGGGCGGCCATCAGCATGCCCCACGTAATGATGATGCCTCGCCTGTGCTATCTCGCCAGCAAAAAGCAGGACAGCCAAAGCAACAACAATCCGAGCTGTCATGCCCTCATCATCACAGCCGACCGATCCCGCATCGGCTTTTCATCAGCCAGAGCATCAATGATCACGGCGCGCATGTATGACGATGCGGCAACGCCGTGGTGATGCGCAACATGCTTCAGTGCATCGTAGTCGCCATCCGTCAACCATGTAGTGACGGCATGCTTGAGGCGCTTTGGCTCTGGTTTCTTGCGAGACATGCTAAATTACTCTTCTCACAAGAATGAGAGAGCGAGGCACGGGAAGCTCAGTTGTGGCGCTGTAACGGCGCCCACGAACCTTACTTGACGACACGGGAATCATCCAAGCTCGGGTATCCGAGTCTTCCAATTTCATTGCCTTATCGCGCCGCGTAATAAGATTTTCTGTCGCCAAGTCGTGATATGCCTCCATCCTATCGATGAATTCCACCGAAGTGCTGCTGCCTTCAAAAAATGGTGACTTTTTAAAGAACCACGACCCACTACTAGAAAAGCCTATGCAGTCTCGCTCCACCCACGACGCTTGAGTCTTGGCAACGTGTTGCCTTGCTTCTTCGATAGTTGGTCCTGGCAGGTCTTGACGGTTGGCGCCATGAGCAACGCCAAATTTGCTAATCACCTTGTCCTGCAGCGTCTCTTGATGCCCCCAAAAGACATTCCCGAACTGCGCTCTCATTTCGCTCATAATTTCATCAACGCGCGAGAGCGGCCCCGTATGACGCCACCATTCTCCTACGGCTTCTTGTCCAACGGGCCACGATTGCAATGTCACCATTGGATCATAATTGATGCCACGCAACGGCATCAATTGACGCGCTGCTACAACAGCAGGAGCCGCTAGCAATCCCCCAAGAACGAAACGACGCGATAACACGGCTCAGTCCTCGACGATCATCCGGCCAATCTCTTTCACGATCTTCGGCTTCACGAGATCGCGGCTGAGAGTGTCTTTGGGGGTGATGCCAAGACGCTGTTCCTGAAAGGAAATCTGCGCCTGAGCCGCCTGTCGCGCTTCGCGATTCGCTTCCTGCGTCAACTCCATTGGTCTTTCCATGAGGATCATGCCGCCCTTGAGGATGTACGGATCGTTGTAGCCTGGAGGAACCCAATTGGGGTGACGCTTTGGATCGACAGGCTCCCAGCCCTGATCGCGCATCGAAGCGATGTAGAACGGGTCCTGCGCACCGACATTCGACCAGCGCTTCCACTCGTAGCTCGAGCCTTCCGGGATTTGCTCCACCGGAAGCTCGAATGGATTGTCTTGGCCAGCACCACCGCGGCGGCGCCTGATGCGCTGGATGTGATCGTGCACAGGATCGTGCTGTGGCTCTGGACCGGTGGCTTTGTGCTCGGCAACGTGCTGCGTGCCGCGACTTGCCGCAAGCGGCGCCGCTGCTGGCGCTCCCTGTGGGCGCTTGCCTGCTTGAGCTTGGTTCATGATTGGCCTGCCTTGTCTACCTTGTATGCATCGCTGCGATATGCTGGCATTACATATGGCGCCTAATAGTCGCGGAACTCGACGCGCTTAACCGTCACGCCGTCATGGTAATACTCGATGGATTTGATACTCGGACACATCGCCCCATGGATCATGCCACACCAACGGCACTTGCTTGGATCGCCTTCATGCTGCGGTGTCTCAGGCCACAAAGCGCCTTGATTTACACTCAATGTGTCCGCCTCCCTTGGTTCATCGTGATATCCAACAGGCAAAACGCCGTGCCCATCTGGCTATAACGGCTCGCCATGGCGGGCCACATGGAAACCCATCGTTACCTCCGAACAACAGAATTTCGTGATAGGCAGCCTGATCTTCACGGCGGGATTGGGCCGACCAATAGGCTTCGTAAGCCGTC